CGATCTGCAGGCGCTTGTCCATGTTGCGTTCGTCCGCGGCGATGCGCTCGCGCGCGACTGCGTTGGCGTCCTTCATGGCCGCGACCTTCTCCTGCTCGATCGCGAGCATCTGCGGGTCGGCGCCCGGCTTGCCGCCGGCTTGTGCCGCCGCGGCCGCCGCGTCCTGCTGGGCCTTGAGGTTCGCCTTGATCGTGTCGGCGTCGAGGATCACGTCCTCGATGCGCTTCGCCTTCAGCGCCTTGCGGATGAGCTTTTCCTTGTCGACGTACGGCTCCCACGTCGGCTGCATGGCGAGCTGCATCATGTCGGTGTACGCGGCGCCCTGTTGCTCCTTGTCGAGGAGCGTCGAGCTGCCGCGGGCGATGGCGCGGAAGTCGCCCTTGATGTCGTCGCGCGGGTTGAACTGCATGTTCCAGTCGTAGAACCGGCCCACCAGCGGGACGATCATGTGATCGTCGTAGAGCTTGACCGAGCGCCGGAGCACCACGGTCGACGCGTTGTAGAGCAGGCTCATGCCCTGCGCCGTCTGCGTGATGTGCGGCGCCTGATCTCCCTGCATCAGGAGCGGGAGCTGCGTCACGTCGTCGGCGAAGCGGATGCCGAGCTGCAGGAGGTTGGTCAGCTCCTCTTGATGCGAGTCCACGCTGAACTGCGCGAAGACGCGCCCGATGTCTTGCACGTCGTCGCCGACGTACCACACCTTCTTCGGCCGCATGTGCGGGTCGCCGTCGGCAGGGATCACCGAGTTGACCTTCATCACGGTCTGCGGACAGACGGACAGGCCGCCGTTGTCGTGGAGCATCCGCCACGAGCTGTTGGCGCTTTCCTGCTCACCACGCATCAGGCGCGGGATGCCAGAGCCGAACGGGCTCGCCTCGTCCTTGTCGCAGTACGCCACCGAGAACGGCATCTCGCCGCTGTCCAGCGGGTTCAGGTCAATCTTCAGGATGATGCCGGCGCACATCCACACCACGGCGTACGTGATGTCGGTGACGCCGAGCTTGTCCGGGTCCTTGCCCACGAGCCGCAGGTCGTCGCGATCGATCTCGCCGTAGTAGCGGAGAACGCGGTAGCGGTTGTCGAGTACGTTGCTCGTCTCCGAGAGTTGCTTCAGCTCGTTCATCCACGTCAGCGAGCGGATGTTGAACGGCGTCGTTTCGAGAACCTTGTCGACCTGCTCCTCGATCCAGTTGAACTGCTTCGCCATCTTGCGGAGCTGATGCTCGTTGGCGAACTGCTGGACGAACGAGAAGGCCCAGCCCTTGGGCTCGTTGGCAGTCATGTCCGGGTAGAAGTCCCAGACGTCGACCCACTGCAGGCTCGGGCGCTTGTCCTCGTTCGGGACGAGCTTGCGCTGGTAGTGCGTCTTCTTCGTTGTCGGGTCAACGAGCGGCTCCCACTTCACGCGCCACTCGTCTTTGATGAACGGGCCCATGACGACGCTCGTGCCGAGCTTCGCCATCTGGTCGATCGCCTTGCGCTGCACCGCGTTGTAGTCGGCCTCGGCGAACTGGTCGGCGACCTCGTCTTCCATCTTCTCGGCACGCTCGTCGGCCTCGGTCTTCGTCGCTGAGTCGAGGTCCTTCTGGAGCACCGGGTGACCTTGGTCGGTCGCCATCGGCTGCTGCGTGGCCGGGTCGATCGCTTGCTCGTCGGGCTGCTTCGAGGTCGCCAGCTCGGGGACGGGTGTGGCTTCGAGGCCCCAGTTCTTCTCGTCGGTGGGGAGCACCATGTCCATCACCCGGGCCGAGAACGCGTGCGTCTTCGGCTTCGTGATGTTCAGGAAGAGCGTGCAGCCCTTCGCCTCGACGATCGCTGACTCGACGTCGGCGTCGTAGCGGCCGTGGTACTGGCGCAGGTCTTCGAGCCAACGCAGCTCGATGTACTGGCGCTTCGTCTCGTTGTCGCGGAACTTCTTGTCGAGCGACTGCCCCAGTGCGGCAAGGTCCGTCTCGCGCTGCGCGGAGAGCGCTTGCTCGTCGGGTGTCTCTTCGACCGGGTCCGGCCCCCCGAACTCGGGTTGCTGGTCGTCGACGAACTGCGGGTCGACTGTGTCCGGCGCCGTCTGTTTTGTGGGTCGCGCCATGCTCGTGTCCTTAGTACCCGGCGCGTGTCGAACCGACGGTAATCATCGTCGGCTGCGTCATGCGCGCAGGCGCAATCGCTGGCGCCCGGGTGAATGTCATCGTCCCCGCGGTGGGGGTGTAGGCCTGAGCCCATTGGCGGAACGCGTCCGCGTAGTGCGAGGACCAGTCCTTGACCGGGGCGTCGGCGTAGCACTGCCGCACCTCGTCCCACTTCTTGTGGTAGCTCGTCAGCGCGTCGAGGCCCTTCTCGCAGCCGGCCTCGTCGAACCACGCCGTCTCGAAGCGCGAGCGCGTCGCGTTGATGCCGACCCACAGGTCCGGCGTCCGGTCGACCTTCACGAGGTCGTTCTCGGCGATGCCCAGACCCTTCAACTGATCCCAGACGTTCGCGCCCTTCGGATTGCTCGCGCTCGCCAGAGTGATGTTCTTCGCGTCATGCGGCAGGAAGTGCCGGCCGTAGACGTAGCCCTGAGCCTGCAGGTAGGCCACGTAGTGCGTGACGTCCTCGCCGCTCGCGCTGTAACTCTTGATGAAGCGGTCCTGCGCCCCGACGAGCTGGTGGAACCAGATGGCCGTGGCGTCGCCGTGGCCGATGTCCCAGAACGTGTTGACCGGGAAGCGGCGGTCGTACGGCAGGCTCGTGATGCGCCCCGAGCTGCGGGCCGCCGCGATCTGCTTGCCGAAGATGGCGCCAACGCGCGAGCCTTCCCACGAGCAGAAGAACTCCTGCGCGATCATGTCGTCGTCCATCCCGTCGTCGCGCTCTTGCTGGAGCTGCTCTGGCGTGATGAGGAACGTGTCGTCGACGGTGAGCAGCTCGCTGAACCACCCCGGGTTCTTGCGCGCCGTCTCGAAGAGCTTGTAGCCGTGGTTGCGACCCCGCGGCGTGTAGATGAAGATCGCCCAGCCGCCGTTCTCCATCAGGATCGGGCGGATGTACTCCCATGCGGCCGGGTTCGCGATCGAGAACTCGCTGAACACCACGCCGACCGGGTTGGAGCCCACGAGGCTGTCGTAGTTGTCGGAGCCCGCGAGCTGCCACATCGAGCCGTTCTTCAGGCGGATGGACATCTCGTCGTTGCGCGTCGAGCTGCGCAGCGCCTTCGGGAACACCTGATCGATGACCCGGCGGCCCTGCTTGTCCATCGCCTCCCACACGGCCTTGCGCGCTTGCGCGGCCTCGGGGAGCAAGTGCCAGTACGTGCCGACGCGTTGATGCGCGGCCACCGCGGTCCAATTGAGCGCGGTCGAATCCTTGCCAGCCCGGCGATGCCACACGGCGACGGCGCGCTTGCCGCCACCGTTCATGTACGACCAGAGCTTCCGCTGATGCTTGCGCGGGTCCCAGTCGCTGGGCAGTTCGAGCTGGGTGTCAGCCATCAGTCTTCGGTCTGGTCCGCGATGCCCATCGACACCGCGAGCGACCCGTTGCCGACCTTCTCGTGACCGCAGGACAGCCACTCCTCGACCGTCTTCTGGCCCTTGCCCGTGAACCGCATGTACAGGTCGCGGAACACTTCGAGGATCACGTTGCCGGTCTTCTCGTCCTGCGTCTTCGGGTTGTCGACGCGCTCGACGCACGCGACCCCGAACATATTTCCGCGCTGCACCGGGTGCACGAGGAAGAACGTGCTCGTCGCGATGTAGCGCTGCCCGGGTGTGCCCGCGGCGAGGATGACGGTGCAGGCTGAGGCGCACAGGCCTTCGGCGTGCATCTCGACGGTGACCTTGCCGGCGTCGCTGAGCTTGCGGAGCTGGCGCGCGGCCTCGAAGCCTGCGAAGGCGTCGCCACCGGGTGAGAACAGGAAGACCTTCAGGACCTTGACCTTCGAGTCCTTCTTGGTCGCGTCCTCGATCGCCTTGCGGACCTGCTTCAGCGTGTCGCCCGTAACCCCGTCGTCGATGCGCAGGGTCGCGATCTCCTCTTCGCTCATCGCGGCGGTGGGCTTCTTCTCCCATGCGTGGGAGAGGCTGGAGACGAGCGCAAGGCTCACCGCGACGATCGAGGCGATTCTCATGGTTGAAACTCCGAGGAGGAAAGAAGAAGTCCCGGGCGCTACCCGGGACACCACGCCTCGTGAATGCAGCGTGGATTTCAACCCTTGCCAGCCGACGCCCTCGCGTTGCTCTGCGATGGAGTGGGCTAACGCGGGAAACTCAGGGGGCGGAGGTACTGGACCCGCAGCGACTTGCGGCGGGCTACGCGCTCGGCAACGATCCGGGCGTGGTACGCAACCACGAGGAGGCGCGCGATCAGTCGCGTGTCTCTCACTTCTTCTCTTCCTCGGTGTATTGCTTGACGTACACGAAAACGTCACCCTTCTGGTCGACGTTCACGTTCGCGAGTCGGGCATGGAAATACGGCGCCGCGGCGATGGCGGCAGACTGGGCGTCCTCGAAGGCCTTGCGGGCAGCGAGCTTGCGGCGCTCGATCTCCTTGCGCTTCTCGTCATCGAGCAGCTCAAGGTTCGTGACACCCTCAGGGATCAGCTCAGCGGCTGAGGCCACAGCCTTGTGAGCCTCGTCCCAGCGCATCCGGGCGAGAGTCAGCAGGAGGTCGGCGGGGAGAATGCCCTCGGACGCAGCCTTGACGGTCGCCGTCTCGACGACTGCCTTCAGCTCGCGCGTGCGCTTGTTCGGGACACCCTTCTTGCGGCCAGCCCCCGGACGGGAGCCGCCCTTGGCTGGTTTGATTTCCATTGATTCTTTTTCAATCAATCAATGCCTGATTGATTGCCTATTCCGTGTCCTCGTACCGGGCGTACTGCTGCACTCCGAAGAGCTGGCGGTCAACCTCACGCATCCCCGTCGCTGTCCACATGAAGGGCTGCGCCGGCTTGCGGGGCTCTGACCTGCGCGTCAGCAGACGCTCGATGTCCTTCTCCACTAGGAGCAGGTAGTCGGCGAGGTCGCCGTACTCGTGCGTCTTCTCACACTTGGCGCGGAGGTTCCTGATCCTCTGGGCAATCTGCAGGGCGCTGCTCACGAGGCCTTCCACGAGAAGTAGGCTTCCTCAGGAGTCTTGCCCCAGCCGAGTCGGAAGCTCGCGTTGGAGCCGCACACCCATTGGCCTTCGTGGTACCAGATGCGGGGCTTGATCTTGGTCTTGCCGTCGAGAGCGCTCATTTTCGCTTCTTCCCGAACGGCTGCTTCGGCTGCTTCGGAGCCTTGGGGCCCGGAGGCGGCGGGTAGTTGAAGGCGCCCACGTACAGCGGCATGATCGGGCCGGCCTTCGTGCCACGCATCATGAACGTCTGGGCGCTCATTTGCGGTCCAGCCGTTCGATCTCGGCGAGGATCAGCGCCCCAGCTCGAACGAGGTTGTCGCGGCGGGTGCGCGGCTTCCACCAGCGCGCGTGCCACGGCCAGTTGGGCGGGATCATCGAGCGCTCGTTGCGGGCCCAGAACGGGCTGGCGTAGCACGAGGCCGCCGAGGCGATCTGGCCCTCAATGAAGTCGTCGTCGTGCTCAGGCGTCCATCCCTCAGCGCTCACCTGTCTCCGGCGCTCTGCGAGGACGTCTCGGGCGGCTGCTGTCTGATCCCGGGAGCAGGACAGGCTCGGGTACTTTGAGCACACGTCCAGCGCAGCGGGCACACAGGGCGGGCCAATGTGTAGCCTGTTCTTGCCGCCACAGCGCGGACAGTCATCCGGCCCCCACTCGTTCCCAGCCTTGGGCGCTACCGGCTCGGCGGCGACCACGGGGAAGTCCCTCGGATGCGAGCATCCCAGCCGATGTGACGGGAATATCGCTTCGCATTCCGGGCACTGCCGGACGGTGGTCATGGCCGCCCCAGCGGCGTCGCCGGCTCTTGGATGAGCACGTCGGTGCGAATGCAGAGGAAGCCGTCCTTGCCGATCACCGGCGTCGCGAAGCCACCCATCGCCTCGCACAGGTCGACCCTCTTGTCTCGCTCGTGCGACTTCTGGGCGAGGTACACGCCGCTCGCGCATATCAGCGCGAAGAAGAAAACGATGACGATCCAGCCTTCAGTGGTAATCATGACGCCGCCTTCAGGACGGCATCGATCTCGCGGAGCGCCTTCAGGAGCTGGTTCACCGAGTCCTTATGCTCCTCGGGGTGCGCGAGCCCGTCGTGGTGGGCGTCGTAGCGCTCCGGGTAATCCTTCAGCGCGTTCGCTACGGCGAGCTTGATCTGCCTCTGTTGTCTCGCGTTCATTGGCCCTCCAGCCGTTGATCGTTAGCCTTTCGGCCAGATAGGATTCGAGTCGGGGATGCCGTAGACGTCGTCCTCATCCGGCGCCGAGAACATCTCCGAGAGTAGCGCGAGGCGCTGGTTCAGGGGAATGGTCTTCGTCGGCTGCGGGAGCACAGAGACGTTCACGAGCTGGAATGGGACGGAGTTACCACTCTCCCCGTTGGGGTAGGTGGCGCTCATCAGGAATGTTAGGGTGTTGCCTACGGCGTAGCTGCCGGCCGGGACTGCGCAGGCGACGCTGCCGGCAGGGCCGGGCACGTAGGTCGGGGACGCGGGGGCGCAGACGTTCGCGTTCGACAGCGGGATCGTGGCCGAGTCGACCACAGGCGCCGTGGCGATGGCGACACCGTTGGCGGCGCGCAGCGTGCAGGCGGTGGGTTGCGGCACACCCTGCGGGAACGGGTCGGTGACCACGGTGCAGCCAGCCGGGCCAACGCAGATGCACTGCTGAGGTGCCGCGAAGGCGCCCACCGAGCACAGCATGGCGAAGAGTGCGAGAGCGATGCGTTTCATGCTGCCTCCATTGGGTTTACAGCCAGCCCCGGTCATGCGTACGGGAGCGGAACGGCATCAGGCGAGCGGCGCGCCACGCCTTGTAGGCCTCGCACACCGTGTCGCCCCAGCCGAACATCCAGTTCGAGCGGCACTGCCACCCGAAGGCCTTGCCGTGCCATGTGATGCGCGGCCTCATCAGTCCCACCGACGGCGACGGCCGTCCTCGTAGATCGTCCAGCGCTCGACATCGATGCACAATGCCCAGCGGAGCCAGCCCAGCTCGAAGAAGCACAGGCGGCCGGTCGGGCTGCGGCCGCACAGGAACCGGGGAACCCAGCGCCATGTCCAGACGCCGAGGAGGTAGGTGTTGACCTTCATGCCCCAGCCCTCACGTATTCGTCGCTCAGCGCTTCCATCGCGAGGATGCGCCGGCAGATTTCATCGCGGATCGGCACGCCGTGGTCGACGTACGCCGTGCGCGCCGGCGGCGTCAGCGGCCGGAAGGCGTCCCAGATGTCCACGAAGCGGGGCTCGCCGGCGTCGCAGATGCCACCGTTGCACAGGTGCAGCGCTGCGTTGCTGGCGAACTGCTTGTGGCAGTTCTGGCACTTCACGATGTGCGCCATGAGCCCCTCCGAGCTGGAACTACCGTTCGTCGGGAGGTATTGACATCCCGATGTCATGAGTCAACAATTCCAATTGTACCACAGATTTCCCACTCTTGCAGGAGGTCAATATGTACAGGTTCGATCTCGCCGCCGCGCTGTACGCGCTGGCCGGCAGGATTTTCAGTTTCGGGAACTGGTACCGGGAGAGCTGGCCGGCGCCGGACTTCGTGTTCTTCCACTGCTACGACAAGGGCAAGCAGGTC